CTACCGTTAGTAACCAGAGCCTGACCGCTAGTACCAACTGAGCTTGGCAGGGTTAATGTAATATCCGCTGTAGAGGCTGGCCCAGCTAGAGTAACCTTATTAGAGCCATTATCGGAGTCCTCAAAAAACTGTACAAAGCCTGCTCCGGTAGCGCCATTCTTAACGTGTAGTCCAGCGTTACCCACTATTGTGCTTGCCGCTGTAACAGTACCTGCCATAGTGACATTGACAGTGCCTGTTGGCACCTCAATAACATCAGCGTCAGCATCGTTCTTAATAGTTACGTCATTGGTAGAGCCTTGACCTGTAAGGATAAGACCTTCTGCGGCGGTGTAACCTATAGCGGCGTTATCACCAGCGGCGGTGTCTCCGTCAGGCTCAAAAGTTGCCGCTGTAGCCACACCGACAATATCCACGTTAGTTGTGCCTGTAGGGACAGTAAGAACAGTCCCGTCAGCATCATTTTTGATGGTGACATCGGACGTTGAGCCTTGCCCTGTAACAATGATGCCTTCTGCGGCTGTATAGCCTATTGCCGCCGCATCACCTGATGCCGTGTCGCCTGATGGCTGTACGGTGTCAGCCACAAACAAATCTCCTGCTACTGACAGGTCAGTCATAACGTCATACAAGACAGCGCCGCTTCCAGCACCGTCTGAAGCTATTACCTTGGTCTGCCCAGCCGCTACAGCAACATTAGCACCAGAACCCTGTGTAAATGTAAGCGTATAGCTTGTAGCGTTTTCAATAAACCAAACCTTAGATATGGTGTTTGGCGCTAGGGTTATCGTTGATGCTTGACCGCCCCCAGTTAGCTTCAGATATAAAGACCTAAGCTCTCCATTCGTAGCAGTTCCATCGGGCATTGTGATTGTGGAGGATGATGCGTCAGCGACTGCCTTAGTCGCATAGCCCATAGCCTCACCGATTAACTCTAGGTTAACATTCGTCTCAGTACCCCATGTACCAGAAGAGTCACCTGTTGCGATCTCCTTCAGTCTGAGATCATTTACATAAGTTGCCATTTAAGCTACCTCTCGCCAATCTGTAGTTTGACCCGTCACAATCAGCCCGTACACGTTACTTGTGCCTTCACTTACTGTTAGTGGGTCGGTAGTTGTTATCGTAATGTCTGCACCCGCAGAAGCCGTTACCGATGATGTTGCTAATGATACCTGTGCGCCAGTTACATTAACCAATTCTGGTTTACGCGCTGTGACCGTAACGCTACCAACAGAAGCCGCTACCTGATTTCCCGTAACATTTATATCATCAGGAGTCCCCCAGCCGTCAGTACCCCAGCCAGACCGACCCCATCCGGTTATTTCAGCCACTAGGCAATCCTTATTATCGCGTTGCTAGCATCCGCCGTAGGGAAGGCTATCGTAAAATCACCCTCTGTTGATGTTTTGTCTGATCCAAAGGCCAGAACCACAACAGCCCGATCAGCGTTTGTGTCGTTGTATATCAATGCGCCATTTGCAGTTACTGTCGCGTTTGAGAACGTCAGGTCAGCAAAGTCAGTAATCGCTGTAGTTCCTGAAAGTGAGGGGGTAACATTTGTTAACGCGCCGCCTCCAGCGGTGTAATTAGTGCCGCTAGCTTCATTAGTTGAACTATACGCCGTAGTAGTGGCCCCCAAGCTAGCACTGCTTGTATATAGGGCTAGCTTGAACGTATTTCCACTGCTGTTAGTAAAGTTGTGTAGCCCCTGCAAAAGCTCTGATTTAAAGCTGGAGCAAACTGCCTGCGATATCGCCATTACAATCTCCTAATTATTTCTGCCATTTCTTTCTGTTGGTTTGATTCAAAAACGCCCGTGAGCGTGGTTCTATCGCTTTTTATCGCTTCCTTCATGAAGTGCAACACGACAGTGTAAACCTGATCTCTAAATGCCTCAGCCTGCTCCCTTACAGCGGGGTGGCTAGTCTTACCAACAGATACGATCTTGTTTGTTGCTTTTTCAGCCCAAAACTCTACATCGTGACCTTTGCCTGACGTTGTAGCAACCTCTACTATCGGGGTTGATGGAAGCTCCATTAGCATTATGATCTGGCCTTTCTTACCGCGCCAGACCTGTAACTGTCTGTAGTGTCGTAGCCTTCACCCAGTATCTCTAGCTTGTCGAGAGACTCTTGGTACTTTGATTGATACTGAGCCATAAGATCAGCATCTCCTTTAAGGAACGTGTAACCTTCAACAAGACAGCCATACAACAATGCATTCTCAGCGTTGTCACCAAGCCAGCTAGTCCCGTCAGACGACTGAGTAATCGATATAGGCTTGTAGAAGTAATGTAGCTCAAACGTAAATGCCGCATTTGGTGTTGGAGCCATTATAAATGTCTGATCATTAAACAGAGCGTAATACTTCGGAACGCCTGTTACGGTGCTAACTGGGTATGCTTCCCGTATAAAGTTAACATCTTTATTGAGCAGATACTCATAGCCACTATTATCTAGAGCTATGGAGTACAGCGCCAGAAAATCACTAGGGGTCTGAAGATACTGATTACCGGATGTGCAGGCACCTGTAACATTCTTCCTGAAGTTTGGAAGCTGTACAGACTTGAGTATTCTTTCCTCTGCGCGAGTGATTATGTTCGGAAGCTCACTTACGAAGGTAGACTCTGTAGTCTCAAGATAGTCTTGTATAGAAGACTTTAGTGTTGTAAATGTCCACGCCATTAGGTTATTTCCACCGTAACTTTTCCTGCGTGAGCAGATATATCTAAGCCTACAGTTCTACTGCCAAGCTCAGTTACACCTCCACCAACAGGATCAAATGCATATAACTCTCGACTTTCTGCCTGCGCTCTATCTGGTCGAGGATTCCTGAGAGACTGATCATCATTTGTTCTGACTCTACCCAACTGAAGTTGCGGCTGATCAACATCCAAAACGTCTTTGCCAACCAACAATCCTGTAGGGCGCTGATTGACTATCTGTGGAACCAAGTCTTTCAGTGGATATCGGAAGCCTGTCAGGTCACAAAACCCAAAAGCTCTTTTACCTTGAGTTCTGCTCAAAACTGGTAACCGCCGGGAGAAACAAAGATAGATGCTTTCTCTCTATCCGCATCAGCCGCAAGCGTCCACTGTGCCTCATACTCCGCCTTCATGACAGAAGCCTTTGCTCCCGCCTCTGCATACTTCAGGCAAAGCTGATAAGCCAAGCCAGCAACAAGACAAGGAAGATACCTAGCAGGTATGCTCATGTTAAGTGATGCTGGCGATCCTGCATCTTCAACCCTGCGAAGATAATAATAGGAAAGATGATACGTTTCTTGGCTATCAGGAACAGGCCACAGATTGAATGTTATTCCTGTCGGCTTTTTTTCCAACCAAAATTGCAACGGCTTTCCTGTTGTTAACTTGTTAGAAAGATGAGCATACTGACTTCCTGATATTCTTGTCAGAGTCTGATCGAACTGGCTAGATGTATTCCCGCTGTTTGTTCTCACAAACGCTTCAACTATATCTAGCTTATCAGCGGATAATGGGTACGTTGAGTCGCCTGCGGTCATCGTCTCCGAAGCAAAGTCTACAGTCCATAGGTTTAAACCTCGGTTCTGCCACTCAAGCATTATCAGGTTGATGCTACGCCTTGCGGTTCGATAGTCATAGCCGCTTCTTAACTCAAGACCAGCAAGCTCAAACGCCTCTTCTATAGCGTCTCCTAGGTCTAAGTCAAATGCATATGTTCCGCTTGTAGCCATGTCTATTTCCTTCTGGATTTAGCCCCAGAGCATTTCCATCGCTTACGGGATAGATTGTTTGGAGTGTTAGGGTCGTTTTGCTTTTTCTTTGGAAGGCGTTTTTTAATCCCCAGACTCCTAGCGCAATAGCTGTCTCCCTTGGATGTTCCCGGCTTTACCCTCGCACCACCGCCCTTTGCTTTGCCAGCCTGACCATAGCTAACCTTTTTCCCTGAAGAGGTTACCTTAACCTTTGCCTTACCTTTTCGTGGCGTAGCCATTACCTGTGCCTCGCGGTTTTCTTAGCAATCTTCTTGGGTTGCTTACTGTGCTGTTTGCCTTTTTTCGTATCGGCTCTCTTCTTTCTCGATGTAGCCGCATACTCTTTGTCTGTTAGAGCCTCCCTTGCCTTCTTGGGGAGATATCTTTCGCCCGTAGCTTTTTTGCCTTGGGTGCTGTTCTTTCCTGACTTTGTCCCCCACTTCTCTTTAGTCCACTTATCTAAAGACTTCTGGGATTTTTTCTTTGCGCTACCGCTTTTGGTCTGCTTTCCAGCCTGTGCGCGTGAAATAGCCATTACTTTTTGCCTTTCGCCCTTGCCTTGGCTTTAGCCGACAAGTCTTTAAGGTGAAACAGCTTTACGCTTGTCTTAGTGTGAGACTTATTACTATGTAAGGTTCCGTCAGGCATCTTGTGGGTAGAGCCTTTATGCTCAGTTCCGTCTCTTTTGTAGTGCTTTACGCCCTTCATTTGTAACCTCCACCCGCGTCTTTATAAGCTTTTGCTAGCATCTGAGCCTTTCTTGCGCTCCACTGACCAGCCTTTCCACCCTTGGTTCCAGCCTTGATGCGGTTAAACTGTCGCTTACGCATCTCAGGCTTTGTATAGTTGCCTGCCGCGTTTACCTTAGACTTTGCCTTCTTCTTGGCTGGCATTAGCGCATCTTACAGGGACGAACTCCCTGCCTTGCCTTCCCTGCACCGCGAACCTTCCCGCCTTTACGCATCATCTGCGGCTCCGGCATAGGGGGTGTAACAGGCGCTTTAGCGGATTCATCAATGAGCTTTTGCTTTGCCTCTTCTTTTTTATTCTTTCTTCGGCTTCTTTCGTTACCGATAAGACCCATAACGCCTAAACTTTTGCCCTGAGAAATGGCATATGCTGGGCTTAAAGCAGACAGTATATTTTTGGTTTTATCATCCATATCAATATCTCACTTCTTTTTAGTGCCGTTTCTAGACCTATTCTTGGCTCTAGAAGTTACTCTAAGATTGCTAGACTTGTTGTTCTTGGTGTTACGATCCTTGTGATCAACATCTTTCTTATCACCTTTTTTGACGAGACCTTTCTTTTCCATGATATCTCTGGCCGCATTGCGGTTAGCCCTGCGCTTTTTCTGCTCAGGCTTTGAGTGATAATTCTTGTACTCTAGCTTATAGTTTCTAGCCATAGTGCTTTAGAACTTTCATTACAATAGTGTAGCTGTCACCAGAAGAATGACCTACCGTAGTGAAGTCGATATCACCAGTAACTCCGCCACCCGCATTGTTGGGTATACCGGAGAAGTCAGAAAAGTCTAAGTTGTCTGAGTAGTCAGCGATAAGATTCCAAGCAAGAACATTGGTACTAGCATCAAAGTCGATCTTAACACTCATCCCTATAGTGCTATACCATATGCCATAGATCGATACGCTACTACACGACTGCTTTGTAACAGGGTTCACGCCAAGAGCAGAGACATCAATCTTCTTAACCGCGTTTTCGCCAGTACCGTCACTAGCATTTGTAAACTTAAATGTCGCAAACTGTGCGCCATCACTGATCGTCTGCGTTGCAACTGCATCAGCCATTTAACCGTCCTCACTGTAATTGGTGGGATGGCTGACCTGAGCCAGCCTCCTCATGTTAATTTTACTGATCACCGAACGCTGGAGCAGTTGCGCCAGTCACGCTACCAAATATCTGATAATTAGTCGCGTCTATACCCATAATAGTTACATCAAAGCCAGCGGGTACATTGATCTGTATCTTGCTGTTTGAGTTACCATCAGAGAAAACCGCACTAACTTCATTGTCAGTATCAAGGAATGTTACTCCGCCAACGAAAAAGTTAGCATTCGCGGGAGTAACGATAATTGCATCAGTTGCATCAGCCGCTCCGCCTGCATAAACAAAACGGAACATAGAGCCTGCCACAGGTGCTGGCAATGTGTATGTATTATCTTGACCGCCATCTGGAACAAGGATAACCCTGCCGCTGTGGGTCGCGTTGGTGAGAGTTACGTTTGCATCAGCAAGGCTAACGGGGGCATCACCTACAGTGACTACTTCGGTAATAGCGCCTGTGGTGGTGTTTTTGCTTACTGTCTTGAATGTGCTTTCGGAGCGTACTGCTCCAGTAAATGTAGTATTACCCATGTCATTCTCCTGTCGTGGGTGAGTCTGCTATAAAGCAGTCAGGATTAAAAGGGGGAAGAAAGTCTTCCCCCCTATAACCATACCATTAAACCTTAACAGGTCAATAGCATTGTTACGCTCCGGGCGATCCGTAGATGCCCAGCGGATCGGATACACCGAACGAGTAACGCTCACGCGCTTTATAGCGCACGTTACCTGTGTCGAAATCTCCGTCCATGCTAGTCTCTAGAGCAGTACGCTCAAAGTGCTTCAGACCGTTTGGAATATCGGTCATTACGAAGAAAGCGTTAGTGTCAGTCAGGTAGTGATTGACAGAGTAGCCTTCAGGTACAGCACCCATGTTACGAATAGCATTGAGGTCGTTATCGGCAGTTCCAACTCGCTGAGTAGTTTCCAGCAAGCGATCCGCAACGAACATCAGGTTAGGCGGAACAATCAAACGAGTAGGACGAGCCGCAATAAGCAGGCCGCGCTCATCTGTGTATCCTGCAATCGTAATGATCGCATTCTCCAGAGATGTTTCGTTTAAGTCAGCACCAGTGGCAGGACGGTTGCTGTTGAAGCCACCACCTACAGTTGGGTGACCGCCACCGCCAGCAACACCATCACCAACAGCAGTGAACAGGTTTACGCCGTCACCAGACTGATAAGCATTAGTGAAACCGTTGTTTAGGGGAGAAGCCGCTTTAACTTGCTTGGTGTATGCCATAGCGCGAGCAAGAGCTTTGGTGTAACGAGCAGACAGTGAGTCATACAAGTTATCTTCCATAGCTTCCTCGGTTATAGAAAACCCAGTAGCGATAGTTTCGTGGTTGTAACGGGCAGTAAAGGACTCTTGTGCTGAATCATAAGAGATTGAAGAACCTTCGTTCTTTACTGGAGCCGCCGCAAAGCCGCTTAACTTAACTTCTTCCTCAAACGAGCGATCAGAACTCTCTGTTTCATAAATAAGAGTGTGTTCATCATCATACTTCTCGTACTCAAGACCAAATAAGGCATTAAGGCCGGGGAGTAGCTCTTTGAGCATTTGTGCGCGTGAAATAGCCATTTCCTAAATCTCCTTAAACGCCAAGTTTGGTTTCGTAAGCGTGACTCAGTGGTAGATAGGTCACAATACAGTCAGTGAAGGCATCGCCTACAGTGCTGGTTGGGCCATCTACGAAGTCAACGACACGAAGAGGTAACGAGTTAGTCGTAGCGATAGAGCCGCCATCTAGAGCGTTCTTGCTTCGACCAATCGAGGTTGAACCCGCTGTGCTAACCGCAGAGATATTGTTGCCAAGCCCAGTTTGAGCGATAGCCTCGTCACCTTGCATACGGAATAACAGTTTTGGATCATCACAAACATACGCCATGATATCGCTAGCGACAGTAGACGCTGGATAGTGCTGGCTAAATGTCATTTGGTTTGTAGTAGGATCAGTGAATGAGCATCCCATGAAAATGCCGACAGTGCCAGCAACAACTGCTGTTGTCACGGCGGCTTTCTCTACAGTACCAGCGGCAACCAACTTAACGAAATCGCCATAAAAAATAGCGGTTCCGTAGTTACTTGCGATACTAATGTGTCGAACTTTTCCTGAAAAAGAGCCGCTCGCACTAAGAGTATCAACTGGTTCTGCACCTGTTGGAGTTGCAGTAGTAGCCATGATGGCCTCCTAAAAATAGTTAATTACTTAGTTTAGGAGCCTTACCAAAAGGTTTAGCTCCTTCCAAAAGTTGTCTTAGAACTGCGCTCTGGATTTAACAGAGGCATTCTAGGATCATTTTCACGCAAATAGTTTTGGTCTACAGAATCCATTTGATTCTGAGCAACTTTCTGGAAGTGCTGTGTACGCGATTCCATTTTGCCTGATGGCGCTTTACATAAAAGCAGTCCACCAACCTCAATGTTGCCTGCCCATCTAGAGTTGATATCAGACTCAAGCATTAACTCAGGGTGATCTTCGGCCTTACAAGGCTCCCAACCTTCCCTAAACATGCGAGAAACGTGTGTATTATCTGACTCTCCCATCGTGGACGTTCGTACCCACCGAAACAGCCAACCGTCTTGCGGGGTTGGGTCTGGAAGGATAGATGCTGGCATCCATGAATCGTTAGCTCTAGCTTCTTCATTGCGTGAAGACTTTTCTCTGGGTTTGCGCTCTTCAGTCATTTCAGGTTCTCCTTAGCGAGTTGTCTGGCATACTGTTCTGGGGTAAGCCCAATTCTCTTGGCGAGAGAGATTTGAGTGGACGTTAGCTTCACTTTGCGCGGTTTTGCACCATTATTCCTGCTTGATGATGCCACTACCGTGGAGCGTTGATTAGCAGTCGAAGTCGCGGTACGTCCATCAGAATCGCTTTTATCCTGCCAATCAAATGTGGGATACGCCTCACGCATTCCTGAGTCAATAAACTCAAAATACTCAGACGTATTAGGTTTAATCTTATTATCAACAATAGCTTCTTCGTGCAAACCATAAGCTGTTGCAGTCATTCGCTTGTTGCTTGGAGACATAAACCAATCGTTCTTTTCAGCCCACTCCTTTGCTTCTGGGTCTACAGGAAGCGGAGCCTGCTGTGGTTGTTGCTGGGGTTGTCGCTGAAACTGCTCTTGAGCTTGAGGCTGAAACTGCTGTCGTTGAGCTTGAGCCGCAAGGTTCTGCTCATACTTAACCGCTTCTGCCATCTCGGCCTGCGCTCTATTTAAGGCTTCTTGAGATTCAATGACGTTGTCAGTGTCTCCCTCGTCATACGCCTTTCTATATCTATTCTTGGCCTGCTCTAGAGATAGTTCTGCCTTACCCTTTATCTGCTGAACAAGTGCGGCTTCCCCTCGCGTAATAATGCTCTCGTACTCTTTGTTCTTGTTGCTAAGAGTTTGAGCTACACGAACTGCCTCTTCACGCATCCTTTCAGCCGCTTCTCGCTGTCGGCGTTCCTCATTCTGCTCATAGCGAAGCTTGTTGATTCTTTTCTGAACCTTATCGCTATAGCCAGATAGTTCATCGTCATCTTCGCTTTCATCAGAGGCTTCCGCTTTGGGCGCTCGTCTGTCTTCAACGGGACGATCATCTATAGTCTCGATCTCAATGTCAGAAGACTCGTCTTCAGTCTTCTTGGCACTGCTCTTAACTATTGTAGTTTTAACGCCAAAGAATTTATCTTCGGCACTGCTTTCAACGTCTACTGCTTCATTAGATTCACTCATACTTTAACTATGCCTCTTGGGTCTTCGACTACAGCTTCAACACTGTCATCGTTGATTAACCGGAACTCTTTGCCTTGCACTTTGAATCTAGTGCCTGAGTAAGATCGCATCAAAACCCAATCTCCCTCTTTGCAAAAAGCGCCAGACGGGAATCGTTGAGGATCGCTGTAAGTGTCTGGGCCAAGTTTAAGCACCATTCCTACAATCGAACCAACCTCTTCGTCTTGCAACGACCTAGCGGATTTAATAATTCCGCCTTCCGTCTTTTCATCTGGCTCAGGTAAAGCAATCAATATTTTATAGCCCTGCGGCTTAGGCAACTGATTAGCCTTGCGAGAAGTTTCTTTCTCGTCTTTTTTTGACGGTTTAGACAAATCTGTCATTAGTCTGACCTTCTGCACTGGAAAAAAACGTCCAGAGTCGTTGTGCGTTACTGGATGTAACGAATTAGTCGCTTTCTAGCTTGGCCTGCAAGTCTAGAAGTTCTCTCTCTGCAAGGGCTAAACCCTCGATTATTCCGCAACACTTTTGGTAGTCGGAAAATTCTTTACATGCGCCACCACTAACATGGTCGCTCATATCATTCATTTGGGCGCGTATCTTCTCTCTAAGATACTCCCAAGAATTATTCTGCGCTCTTGACATTGAATAGGCTCTCCGCTAAATCCTTGCCAATCTCGATACCCTGAATCTGCTCTTTAGTTGACTGCTTGCGAGAATCCATCTCCTCTCTAGCCCTATCCTCAGCAATCTTGACAGCAAGCTCGGCTTTAGCGATCTCAGCCTCTTGATCAAGCTTCTGCATATCGTAATCAGCCTTGCTTCTAGCCTTAGCGATTTCAAGTTGCATCTTGGCCTGATCAATCTGAGCCTTAGCCATAGCAGACTGCTCTTTAATTTGAAGCTCACGCTGTGCCATCTGGACAACTGGGTCTTTAGCCTGCTCTTGCGCTTTCTTCTGTTGAGCCTCTTGCTGATTCTTGCCTTTAAGCTGTTCTGCCGCAGGGGCAACAAGTCTTGAAAGTTTAAGTTCAACGCTCTCAGGTAGGTCTTCGTTGTTTGCTGGCAACTCAACACCAAGCTCATCCTCAACCTGTTGACGATAAGCAAACGCCAAATGCTCTTGAACGTGTGCCGCCATAGCCGCCGCCATAGCTTTTGCCATAGGACTTTTCCCAGCGATTTCCATAATCTTGGGGTCTTCCATAAAGGCCATGTGAGCCTGAATGTGTGCCTCATGATCCTGATACATAAACGCCTTGACTGGCTTGTTGTTGATGATGTTCATGTTCTCACTGACTGGGTTAGTCGGCTTAATGTCTTCATCAAGAGGAACGATCTTATCTGCGTCACGGATGTTAAGGACATCTAGCATCTGACGGTGCAATAAAGGCAGATCGTACATATCAGGGTTCTGCTGAGATAACTGCAATGCCGCTTGATACTGCATGATTCGCTGTGCCATAGTGCCAGAGTTGGGATCGCTTACCGCAATAACATCTATTCGTCCATCAAAGTCCTCAGATATGACCTTGTTCTCTTCAGTCTGATATGGATATTCTGTAGGGCCAAAGTCATAAACAATCTTGGATAAAATACGCAATTCTTTACGCATTGAGGCGTGTAGCCTTGCCTGAACAGCACTCATCACCTTCATGGATCGCTCTAGTATGGCTAGAGTCGTTCCAACAGGGGCTTCTGAGTTCATATCAGCCGCTTTTACGTCTGCGGCTGAGGCAAATCGCCTGCCTTCCTCTACAATATCGCCCATAAGCTGATAAAGAACATTACTTGGCTCTTTATAAGGCAAAAAGCTAATATTTTCACGGATAGAACCGCCCGGAACGTCCACATCTCGGAACTCGCCGGGCATGATGGGGGTGTCGTCACCCTTTATTCTTAACCCTCTAGATTTTAAGCCGCCGGGAAGATTTGAAAGCGTTCCAGCGTCTACAAGCTGTCTCAAAAGTGAAGTTGCAGACTTAGCCAAGCCGCCAATCATGTGAATCAGACCGAATCCATAGAAGCCGAGGCCGGGCATATACTGATAATGCACGAAATGCTCTCGCTTCATCTTCTGAGCGTCATCTTCGTAGTAGTTTCTACGGATAGACAACACCTGTCGTGAGCTTAGATCAATGCTGACAACGTATGGAAGCTGTATTCCAGTGATTTCTCCGTCCTGCATGTCCTCAAAGCCAATAAGGTCGAGGTCAACCTGCATTTCAAGTATCGTATGACGAGAATCGTTGTCGTAAGTTGATGAATTACCCGTAAGTTCTTGATATTTATGCTCTATTTCGTCCGTGTTGTCGCTTGCCTGACCTAAATCTACGTCTGCATAGAACCCAGAGACCTGCAACTTGCGTACTTCGTTGCTGGTTTTCTTCATTATGTGGGTGGCTCTTTCGCAGGTAGTGAGGTCAGAAGCACCATAACTAACAACAAAGTCCTCAGCAGGTACAAACATACTGCAAGGACGGCCCATAGTGGGATCAAAGTACACTTTTCTGAATGCGGAACCCGCTAGAGGCAGTGAGAACAGTAGTTTTTCTGTCTCAGAGCGATACTCTGTCATCTTTTCAGTGACAAGGTAGTTTAAATAATCTTGTACTCGATGAGCTTGCTTCTCTTTCATCTCATCAATAACGCCAACAACAGTGGTCTTTACTGGGCCACTGGCTGGGAACAGTTCCTGAATCGACTGAGACTGAAACTTAATAACAGACTCTGTAAGCAGAGGGTGGAATACGCCACAAGCGCCATCCCAAGGAGTTGTTCTATCCTCATGCTTCAAGCCTAAGAGGTCTAAGCCTTCAATGTAGACCCTTTCCCAGTCTGATCGGCTTTCTTTATCTGACCTGAACAGACCTACAAGCTCACTGGCAAGCATTGCCAAGTCCTGCTCTTCAAGATACTCAGCTAGGTTTGCATCGAATGCGACTTCGCCAGACATTTCAGATTCTGGGTCAAAGTCGAACATTAGACCGCCATCTTCAGTCTCTATTGAAACCGACTCTGGGTTAACGATCTCTATCTCCATAGCGCCAGACATCTCTTCAGGCGTTAGCTGATCTGGAGTAACAAGAGGTTTTTCCATTGCCATAAGAAGTTCCTAGCCGTTTTTGCCGAACTTTTGCTTTCTGGCCGCACCGCAACCGCGAGCCGACATGGTTACACCGCCATCACGGTAGTGCATAACCTTCTTGCCTTTTGCATAGCCGCTAATCTTGTTCATGCCATCTTGCGCCAGAACAGTCTTGCCGCCACCCATCATTCGACCTATGCCATCAGCCGCAAAATCAGGAACCATCTCGCCTTTATTGTTCTTAACCATCTTCATCTTACCGCCATCTGCGTAAGACATCTTGTCGCGTGGCTTTCCTCCGCCCATCATTTTTTTGGGCTTTGCTTCTTCTATCTTCTCGACAGAAGTATTGCCTCTTGTAGTTTTCTTTGACTTGCCTTTGAGTGCCGCTCTTGGCGCTTCAGACCTAACTCTTGAACCTGTTGTTTTCATTACTCAGCCTCTTTATAGAAGGTGCGCTCCCACTCTTTGTGTCGAGTGATTGGAACTTTGAAATATTTTAAGTATCTAGCTGTTCTTATCATTAACCAGTTAGCCCAAGACAACCAAAACGGCAAGGGTCTCATGTAGTCCAGAAAAAGAACAACTCTCTCATGATCTGTTTCGTTTACTGCAATATGCTCGTAAGTGTCATCAAACACCACGCACTTACCCTCTTCCCACTTGTAGGGCTTGCCATCAACTACCAGTGTACAGCCATTCCCTTGCTTTGGGATGATTAATCCTAAATGAATCCTTATTATCCCACACCACGGCCCTTCATGCGGCATAAGCATTTTGTTTGGCCCTAAAATAGAAAAATAAGCAGAGACTATATTTCTGTGCTTATCTAGAAATGCCATTGTGTTGGGGCATTCTTGACAGTTCCTATCGAACCTTACAGTGCCAGCCTTGAGGAAAAACATCTTCCATTTGTCATCATTTGATATGTATATCTGGTCTGGGCTTATATCCTGAAACGGGGTAAGCTCCTTAGACCTCAACATAACCCTTCGCAACTCCGCGAGTATTATAGGGAAATGAAACTCAATCTCTTCAGTAATAGGGAAGTCTTTGTTGTCAAAATACACATGATCCCCAACCTTAGAGAACCTCCTAAAGATGGGTCTAACAAGTCTATTAATCAGCCAACCCTTTACTTCTATGCCTTCCATTAGTAGTAGGCCGCTGTTCTGTTGCGTAAAGGCTCTTCTTCTTCGTCAGAGCTTAACTTTAAGAACCCGCCCTGCCTAAACCTCAACAACGCCTGAGTTGATGAGTCAACAAGATCATCATGCTCTCCCGCAGGAAATGCCGCGAACTCCTCAACAACCTCTTCTGCAAACCTTCTCTCAGGTCGCCACACTATGCCAGAGGCGAATAAATCAGATACTGCATTCACTCTCGATATCTTGTCGTTACCACGGGACGGGGTGTAATCCGATACTGGGATGCCCATAGCCCTTAATTCAAAGATTAAAGGCGTTCCTGCGGCCTTTGCTTCGATAATACATGCATCGGGTTGCCAGTCCGTGTAAAGCTCCTGAGCGGCCTTTTTAAGCTCAGGAAACTCTAGTCGCTCTTTTAGTGCGTCTAGTAGAATAATATTCGCTACAGTCATGCCCTCATCATCTGGGGCGTAAAACACCCCCCATGTTGTGCAGGCAGAGTAATCTGATCTCTGTGTCTTTAGGAACGCCGTGTCCCATGACTGGATAATAAACTCACATGGAGGCGGGTGTTGATGCTCCCATATGCGCCACCAGTTACGCTTGATTAGCGCCCCCTCTTCAGAGGTCGGATTTTGCTGATACTGGGCGTTCCACTTAGCTGAGGGCAGTTCCTCCCTTAGCGCCACCAGTTCAGCCATAGGCCAAAACTCAGGCCATAACGGCTTTTCTGACGGCATGATCGCTGGAAACTCAATCACCTCCCACTCATCTGAACCTACACGCTGAGTAGAGGACTTGATAATCTGCCCTGTCAGGTCTCTTTTGTGCCAGCGGGTCATTACAATAATGATCGCACCGCCCGGCTGTAAACGCTGTCTTGGCCCTGATGTGTACCACTCATAAGTCTTATCAAAGACTGA